TGCTGTGACAGATCCTGTTAATGCGGTAGCAGAAGGTTTTAATGCGGCGTTTAATGAATAAACCTTAAAATCAAATACGCCCGGTGTAATGTCTAAAATTTCAAAATCGCATGAAGGTTGTTGGCTGATAGTCCAGTTACTATTGTCCTTGCGCCAGTGAACTTCGTAGGTATTTACGCCGACAACGGGTTTCCAGTTAACCATTACCTTGGCCCGAACTTGGCTTTGGTACTCGTACAACGCCTCCGTAAACGAAAGGTTTGTTGGGGCTGCAGGAATACTGTTTAAGTTAGTTACATCACGTTGCTGCAAAATTTTCCCGCTTTCGACATATCCATATTTAGAAGAGTTGTAAGCAATGGCAGAAACAACGTATTTATTACCGTCTTGTTCTTGGATGGTAATAACTCGCCATTGGGATGTTTGAAGATCGTTAGTTTGGTAGGTCCAAATGCTGTTTGCGTTAGGGGCGGAAGAAAACGCTACCGAAACAGTGATAACAGATCCAGAAATGCTGCTGACGTTACGAGTCTCGACAGTTCCATTCGGCAAAATAACGGAAATAGTCGGTGCTCCAGCCATTGTTAGACCGGTAGCGTCGTCGAGGGTGAGCTGGGTTGTGGTTGCTGTATTGATGCGACCACCGCGACGGCTTCCGGAGCGAACGGGATCAGCAATATCGATAATCATTCCTGGGCGTACCAGGATTCCTGCATCAATCGAAGCAGAAAAGCTAACCACTTCACCTTCGTACTGCTCTGAATACAGCAGCCACTCGCCTATCCGCGATGCTTGACCGCGAGAGGTGCAGGCAAAAGCAGAAATTTCAGTGGTGACAGCACCGTATTTTGCAATAGAAGCTGTGTCTTCGACAACTTCGTATGCGATGTCTCGCAGGTTTAGGTCTAGATAACTTACGACCGCCACATTGGGACGAGTTTTTAGGCTGCTACTGGAATAGTTAAATCCTTCCTCAGTTACATTGGCTAGTGTAAATAAGTAACTGGAATCGACGGGTTTATCTTGTGTGATGGTCAGTGTGCCGGTGCTCCAGTACGGCATGGCCCGAAACACTGAGCACATGTCGTTGATGAGTTTGTAGGCGTCTTCGGCTGTTTGGATATTGATGTTGCAGCTGAAGCGAGGCTCTTGGCCGCCAAAACCGTTGTCTACAAGTGCCGAGGCGTACTGGCTTGCACCATAAAAAGCCCACTTGTCCAGTTGATCTGTATCGATGTGGTTGCCGAAGCCGTAACGAGTTGACGTAAGCAAATCCCATAAGCACCAGGCGGGATCGGTTGTCCATTGGGCGGCGCCAAAAGTACCGTTCCAGATGCCTGCGTAGGTAAGGCGCCCTGTAACTGAGTCGACCGTGGCATTGGATGGAATAGCTACCTTGATGCCACGAACTAAGTAGCTGCGGGATGGAATGTTGGAAAACTGTTCGGCATCCACGCGCATCCCAACCAGTGCTGAGTTGGGGTATCTCAGTTTTGCAAAAATAATTTCGGTATAGCTTTGCCAGCTAAACGCATTGACCAGTTTTGCGCTGGTACTGTCGGCAGTAACGCGAGTTACTCTGATGTCGACGGGGAAGGTGCCGCTTAAGTTGACAAGGTAGTCACGCTGGTACTCGTCCCCAGTACGACCGGATACTGTGTCATCAATTACGGTAGTGTAACCGCCGCCGTTGTACTGAACTGCAATGCGTAACTGTACGCTTGTACCGTTAATATCACCCTGATCTGTAAATTGTTGCAGGGCAGGAAAACTTACAGTGACGTTTACTGCATCGACGTTAATGTCTGTGATAGTGCGGATAATAGGTGTGGCCTGTTGAACCGTTGTATTAACAGCTTTTTCGTCTTCGACTTGGGTTGAAAGGGGTATATAAGTTTGATTTTGTGTACCGTTGCGGGTGTATACGGTAACGTTCTGAAAGTTGTAGGAGTTGTCGGGATTTTGCAGTGGAGTGTTGTTGATATAAATTGATTTGTGGCCGTTTTTTAGGCCCTCAATTTCACCTTCGCTGATTAAGTCAATCAGGTTGGCGTACTGCGTGCTGTTGAGGCTGTCAGCTGCTTCGGTTGGTGTGCGGGTGGTACCGCCTCCACCGCCTTTGCCGCCACCACCGCCTCCGCCACCGGCGCCAGTAATGCCGAGACCCAAGCCGGCGTTGTGGACGCGGATGCTGTTGGCGATAAAGGTGTGGTGGCCTTCGACCGTCAGGTTGTAGACCGTGCCAGTGCCAATCTCGGTTTTGCTGACGATGGGGCGTAGGTGGTCGTTGCCGTCCACCAGGCAGTCGTCGGGACCCAATGAGTCGATCTCGACGAAAGCGTTGAATTGGTTGAGCACCCAGTGGTTGGGGGTGGCATCAAGATGCTCGCCGCCCCAGAGCGTGTAACGGATGACGCGCTCGTTCTCGTGGACGTGGACCTTGAGGACCTGGGCTGTGTGCAAAGTGCCTTGGTCGTCGAAACTCAGGACCAGATCGCCTTCCTTGAGTTCGTCAATGCGGCGGGCGCCGCTGGGAGTAGATACAGGCGTATGTCCCAGGAAACACCCGCCACCACCGCCACCGCCAGCTCCAACAATGCGTTTCATCAGCCGGTCACCTGCACAGTGTCGATGCCGGCGGAAATGACGACGGAACCCACCAGCGTTTCGCCATAGACAATCGGCACCGGCAATCCCTGGCGGCTGGTGTTCTGGATGCCGCTAAAGCTGTACGACTTGCGGGGATCTTTGGCGGTATCGGTCATGCTTGGACTGCTGATTGTCGGCACAGGTGTTAATAGTTGCGCTACTCCGCCCAACACCAAACTGGCACCTACAGCAAAAACGGCTGCGTTAATAGCTCCGGCAGCGACGACTCCGCCTAGTGTTCCAAACGTTACGACGCTAGCTAACACAATAAGCGCCACGCCGGCGATGATCCTGCCCGTGGCACCAGCTCCGGCCAACACAGGGATGATTTTAATTTCCTGTTGGCCGGCTGGTGCTTGCAGTTCGTCTTCCGCTAAGTCGTAATCGCCCACACTGACCCGGTAGTGACCTTTAACCAGCTCAGGTTCCAGCTGTGGAAAATTAGCGAGCAGAAACCGTACAGCTTCGGCAGCAGTGCCGACCTCTGCTTCAAATTTGCGGCGCTTAAGGAACTTGGCCAGGCGCCCGTAGATGCGGATCGTTCGCAGCATCACGCCATCACTAGCCTCCCTGCATCGTAGTGGCGTAATAGGCGCCCGGAAGATTTTTGTAGCCAGCCGCCGTACAGATCACGGCTGCTCAGCCGTCCGCGGATGTGATGCAGCAACAGCTGGTCGCCTACATAAACACCGACGTGGTTTAAGCCGGGGCCGCTAATGCTCATCAGTACTGCATCCCCAAACTGCAGTGGCTCGCTTTCCTGTAGTTCCCTAAAACCGGCGTCACGCCAGAACTGATCGAACAATGGCTTGGCCTCAAAAAGTTCTGGTGTTAGCGGTCGTTCCCAGTCCGGTAATTCCAAACCGTGCTCTTGGTACCAGTCCCGTGCCAGGGTCCAGCAATCGGTGACGCCCCACACCCATTCACGGCCAATTAACGGCGCCTTGTAACCGGTCGGTAGTAACTTGTCGCTCCAGGCTTCGGTCTTGGGGTTGACGATGTACCAGGGGAGATCGGAGCGTTCGATGGCGACGAGATCGGCCTGGCTTGGTGTAGGTGGCGTGACTGGATGGCTGTGGATTACGGCCACGACTTCACCGGCATCCTCGGCTGCGGCGTAGTCCGCTGGATCGAGGATGAACTGATCGGTGCCGGTGGCCAAGTTGCTGCACGGCCAATAGTGCCGGCGTCCTTTGATAACCACCAACAGGCCGCAGGCTTCACGGGGGTCCTCCGCCTTCGCGTGCTCCAGTGCTGCTTCGCGCCAAGTCATGTGAAGTACGTTCCGATGCCTGGATAGCTGCCAAAGGGTAAGTCGTTATTGGCACCAAAGCGTGTTTGACAACTATTCAAACGCTTGGCGCAAGTATCGCTGGTGCTTACATAAACGGGAACGTTATCGGAGTCATACCACTGCGTAGCTGTTACGTTGCCGCTAGTGCTGCCGCTGGCTGTTGTTGTAACGGTGAACGTGTTTGCTGCTGCAGTAACAACGGTATAGGAACCACTAACAGCCGTACCGCTGGTGAAATTTAGATACACCTGTTCGCCGGCTAGTAAACCATGCGCTGTACTGGTCACTGTAACTGTCGTAGTTGTGCGGCTATACGTGCCAGTAAAACTGGCAATAGGTGTATAGCTACATTCGGTAGACTTGTATACCCATTGGCAAATGTTGGAGATGCATTGCCGCCTCGGAGCACGCACGCCAGCTAGATCGAAAGCTGCTGCTAGCTCGAGCTCCACGACATCGCGTGTCTCGTTTGTTTTTCTGTCGACGTAATAAACTTCTCGTGGAAATTCAGCTGTTGGATCTGGTGTTCCGTAAGGATTTACGCCACCAGGGAAATTGATTGCGTCAAGATAGCGGGCCAAGGTGCGGATGCGCGTAACTTTGGCGCCTTCTAACCCTGAGGTAGCCCAATAATTAAAGCTGTAATCGTGCCAAAAATGTTGCTGCATCGGATTAGAGGGCGGGGTAGCGTGCCTTTGCCGGTGTACTCAAAACCTTCGGCTTCAATAGGAAAGCGAAGATAGCCGGCGCCATTCCACACCAGCTGCCCGTTAGCGTCGAGATTGCTGCCGGCATGAAAACGGTACGTCTCGTTTACACCGTGTTGGGAAACATTTAACTGAAGTTCAAATAGCTCTATTACCGCTGATGGCGCAATCGCCTGCAGGTCGGTAAACGGCAAAGTTGGAATATCTCCGACCGCATAGTCGAAGCCCCAGTAGCCGGTGTCGACGTAGAGATCGGTGAGCGCCATCAGACGCGGTACCAGCTGAGGGTTGCCGCCTCATAGATGAAGGCGACGGGGGTTGTTGCTGCAATCGTTGTCGGGTTGCCGTAGCGTGTTTGCCCGGTGTTTGCATTCAACGTCAGCGTGGTGACCGTTGAGCGCGTTCCGATGCAAACGATCTGGCCATTTAGCGGGTTTGCTGGCAGAACGATGGTCAGTGTTGCGATGGTGGCAGTGTGCTTGAGAATTAGCGCGGCAGCGTTGTCATTTACCGTCACAGTTGTGCCGGTTGTGGGTGTTGCTACTTGCAGCGCACCATCAGGGATTGAGTAGCCAAGGTTCGTGAAATTGGCGTCCACCTCCGCGTGCGTAAGCGCACTGCCTTTGCCGATTCGGGTAACGATGGTGCTCATGGCTCAAATACCTGGGTAAAGGTGGCTTGGATGGTGGCGCGATTTAGGTAGGGTATCGACTTGTTCCAGGTGTAACAAATCCATTTGTAGGTAGTGGCGGAATCTGGGGGTGCCCAGTCGAAGCTAACGCCGTCTGCGGCGCGGGCGTCGAGGAAGGCTTCAATGGTGTCGGCATCAGTTTCGGAGACTTCCCAGGTCAGTGACCATTGCTTAGGGTTTTGGTTGAGGCCGAACGAGATTCTTTGGGAATACCCGTCGCCAAACTGTGTTTGGCGCACTTTTGGCTGGCTCGTTTTTTGAGCCCCGTAGGTTGGAGAGATGGATGGGAAGGTAGCCATCAGAGATCCAGCGTGATTGCACCAGTGGTTACAAAATCACAGCTCATTGTGGTGATGTCGTCGCGGTTTGCACCGTAGGAAGCCCTGTTGATTATACCGTTAAACACGATGCGTTTCGTGTCTGTTGCGGATATGTACAGCTCGAATAAAGCCGCACCAACGTCGGATGCGGAGTTGACAGCCTCAATAAGAGATACGTTGTCGCCGGTGTAGATCAGGTTGATGGTTCCAGAGCCGGAGATGATGCCGCCTACTTGTCTGACGTAGGTTTCGTTGACTCGGGTAATGTCGTAGATCTGTTTTTCTACGTTCATTGTCCACTCGGTTACCTGCACGACGTCGGCTGCAGCGCCGCCTGTGCTGTTGAACTTTACAGAGCCTTGGTAGCCGTAGTAGTAAGCCATTAGGCGAGCAAGCCTCCGGGACGCTTTTGTTTCACGAGTTCGGCTTGGACGGCTGCAGACACTGCACGAGCTAGTTCGTTGGCCTTTGGCTCGTCTCCTTGTACTTTAGACCCGCTGGCATCCACGTTGACCACCACGTTGGTGGTGTCGCCGCCTAGCTGGTTGTTGGGCACAATGCCACCGCTGCGGCCTGGGACGAACAACTCGGGGCCTTTTTCGCCGACGATGTAGGGCGAGCCAGCAGATACAGGGCCGCCAGCTGCGCGACCCGGAAGTATCTGGGGCAGTAAAAAGCCTTTGGATCCCATGCCAGCACCGCTAAATGCTGCTGTGCCAGATACGGGGCCGGCGCCTTTAAACATTGTGCCGCCGGGGAAAAGGCTGAGGACGGTGTTAAGGATCGTCATTTCGATCCACTTGGCGATGATCTGGGCCGCCATGTCAAGGAAGCGGTCGGCAACGCTTTGGAAGAAGCTGGCGAGGGCTTCTTGGGCAGTCATGGCGCCAGACACAACTCCTTTGAAGGAGTTAGCAAAGGCGGAACCGATGCCCTCGGCTGCGCTGGCTACCTGTTGAGCCGGAGCAATAAGTTTTTCGAGTTCCAAGCGCGCTCGTTCGGTTTCTGCGCCTAATTCGCCCCCCGTTATGGATGGTACAAGATTCATATTTGGATTAAATGGAAGCGCCGGTTTACCAGCGCCCGCAAAAGACGCCATACGCTCAAAATTTAGTGTTAGTAACTCTGATACTCCCAGCTGACTGTATAAATCTGCTGTTTGTTTTTTATTTATGTCAGCTATATCCTGTTTTAGCTGTATTTCAGCGGCAAGAGCAACTAAAAACTGTGTTTCAACAAGAAACTGTTTTTCTTGCTCGCTAAGACCTTTACCCAGTAACTCTGAAAACGTATACATACGCTCTGCACGAGTTTTATCGTACTCTGCTTGCTTACGGGAAATATCGTCTGTAGCAGACACAATTCCTACTTGTGCCTCGGCTAAAACATAGTTTTTCTGTGCTCTATCTAGTTGCTGCTTTCTTAATTTTGCTACGCGCTCTAATTCTTTACGTTGTTTTTCTAGTTCTTGAGTAGTTTTGCGCTCTCTTTCGAGTTGGTCGCGCTGTAACACTGTTTCAATCTCCCTACTACTATTTATTTCTACTAACTCACGTTTTTTTCTATAAATAGCGTCATTCTGAAGCAGCAAACCTTTTACCGCTTCTGCGCTAGCTTTAACGTTTTCTTGTCTAATTTTTACTCTGGTTTCTGCTTCATCCTGATACAGTATATTTAATTCTCTCTGTGTTTCTGTCTGAATATTTTTAATCTTATCTTCACTTGTTAAACCCGGAGTAAGTTGTCTAGCTGCTTGCAAATCTATAGATAAACGTACATTTGTTTGGTTTAGAGTATTTCTAAACTCCTCTGCTTTAGCCGTAGCTTCAGCAAGACTGGCACTCGTTTTGTCAATGTTATTCCTTATGTTTTCCGCGGCGTCCTTACCTGCTACCAGTTCGATAACAAATTCGGCAGCTGTTTTTATGCCTGTGCCAATGAGACTAAATAAACCGTTAAACACTTTAAAAATAGCGGTTACAGCTTCTAGTATTCCGGCTAAAGCTGCTGCAAACGGCGCAGAAAGTATACCTAATGTTGTACTTACACTGTTAAGAAACTTGCGCCAGGCATCTTGAACTAAGTTGACGCTACCTGTTACGTCTTCTGTAACCCCTGGTAAAGTACCTGTTTCGCGTGCAATTTCTTGACTTAATATTTTTTGTACCGCTAGAGCATCACCTACTTGCATAAGTAAGTTTAACTGCGTAAGTATTTCGCTGTTTAATTTAATGCCCGACTCTGTTAGCGCATTAAAGTTTAGTGTTTTTATAGAATTTCCAATAGTTTGAACTTTTACGATTGCTGCGTCTAGTTGATCGCCTATGGCGCTGGTAACAACAGACAGCATTGGATTTCCTGGGATCAAGCCTCCAAGAGCGCCACCGATAACTGATCCGGGGCCGCCTCCAAAAAGAAGTGGAAAACCTGCGCCCAACGCAACGTTTTCCGCTGTTGTGCGAGCCTGTTTAGCTTGCTGTCTTTTTTCCATAATTTTATTTAGTCGTAGTTCAAAATCTTCTGCCCGCTTTTGCTGCATATATTCAGCAGCTTCGGCTTCTTTTTGCTTTCTATACCGTATGTCGCGTATGTTATTTATGCGCTGCTCAACTGCTTCCGGTGTAGTGCCAAAGCGAGCTGCGATATTCTCAAGACGCGCACCTCGTTGAACGCTGCGACTAATTGCGTTGAGGCGGTCAGCATTTTGTGCAGCCGTATCTAGAGCCAGGGCGTAATTACGAACTTCGGCGGCCTGCTGCTTAAATCCGCCGCTTTTAAGCCCTGCGTTTGCTAGAGCTACTCCCAGTGCATCCGCTTGTGCAGCGGAACCGGCCAAAGTATTAGATAATTCTCGGGCTCTTTTTTGTATTCCTTGGGGCTCAAAATTTACCAGTGCGCGTGCAAAATCATCTAGCTGTTTTTTAGCTTGACGTATTTTATCGCCGCCTTCGCCTGCACCCGGAGCAAGAAGGTTTATAGGTTTTAGCTTAGATACAATGCTGTTTAGTTTTTCTACCGATGCTAAAACGTAGTCGAGGCGGTTTTGGCCACTTACGGTAACGTCAATTCTTGCGTTGTAGACAGTCACGCGCTGATAGCCCCCGATGCTTCATTTTACGCCGTAAAAAGCCGCCGGGGCTAGCGGCGGCGTTTGGCCTTGTCGAGTTCCTTTTGCTGGTCCTCGTTCAGGATCTGGAAGTAGGCGCTCCAGCCGAGCAATTCCTCGGCGGTCATCGTGGTGCTGATTTCGGAAAGGGTCTTGCCTAGTTCTTTGGCGACTCCAAACTGGAGCATGAGCCAGGTGTCTTTCCGAAGCTCGGCACTCAGGATTTTGGGTCGATGGGCTCCTCGCCGTCGGTCAGGATCGCCAGCATCAGGGCTTGCAGGTCCTTGTCCTTGACTTCGTTCTTCAACGTCGATTTCGCCGGCGTTGAAGATCTTGGCGCCAGTGTCGTCCAGGGCTTTGGTGATGAGCAGCTGGAGGGCGAAGGCGTTGGCGTCGTCGGACTTGGCTTGTTTTTGGGCGCGTTCGCGCTCGGCCATGGTCAGCGGAGTTACCCACATCTCAAAGTCGCTGCCGTCGCTGAGGGTGACGGTCTTTTTGGCGGGCTCCAGGTTGGCGGCCTTGCGGAGGCGGTCAATGGCGCGGACGGGAACAGGCATACAAAGTGCTTGTTTATCGTTCTAATGTAGC